GAACACCTCCGGAGCGGCTAGCATGTGTCTTGGCGGTGCTCCGGTTCTTGCGGCGGCTACTGCCAATGCGCGAAACTATGGGGACATCGTTTTCCGTCAGACGCTCATTGACATCATCGGAGACAAGTTCACGATTGTCTTCGGTGGCACCTCGGCCATGGGAAACGTAGCCTCTGTGGTTGCTACGCTGGCCGAGTTCTCCCAGGTCACTGTTCCGATGGCTATCGGTCCGAATGCCTCACTCGGGCTTCACATCTGGCGCACGTCGATGTCCACTGGGCCTACGCTTGAGATCCAAATGGGCTGGATCGAGAGGTAATGAATGCCTCCTGTTAATCCACAACTCGGGGGGGTGTTCGATCCTACCCGGGATGTCGTAGTCAATGCCCAGGTGTTGTCTTCTGGGAATGCCAGGGTCGGTGGTATCGGTTATACCACTGGCTCTGGCGGTTCCGTTACTCAGCTGACCAATCGGACGACGGCAGTCACTCTCAATGCTCTCTGTGGCTCGATCACAACCAATAACGCATCCCTCGCGGCCGAAGCTGGTGCGGCCTTCCTCGTCAACAACTCAGCGGTTGGCATCAACGATGTGGTCTACCTCTCTCAGCGTTCCGGTGCTGTCGGAGCCATGACTGATGTGGTTGTCTCATTGACTACGAATGGCTCGTTCACCATAAATGTGATGAACAACAACGCATCTGGTGGTACTGCTGAGACGGGAGCCATCATCATTAATTTCTTAGTCCTCAAGGGCTCGACCACTTAGGAGGCTTCATGGCGGGTAGAACTCTTGCACAAGTCGATGCCGAAATCGAAGCTCTCCAGGCAGAGAAGTGGGCTCTTGAGCATCCGATTGTGGAATACCCGAAGCACATCAGACTCGGAGAGGTAACGGTCGAGGTTACCAGCGCAGAGCATGAGAAGGCTGTGCGGGGCAAGAAGTAATGCCGGCCACCGTCACGCTCAATACGACGACTCTCTCTGATGGTATCGATGAGCGCAGCACTCGAATCAAGCTCTCCAGTACGGCCAATGTCCTTCCCGGTCTGCGGTTGTATGTCGATAGGGAGTTGATGGCGGTGGTGCGTCTCGACGTAGACCCATGGGTGCTCGTCAGGCGAGGAGCCGATGGGACGCCAAGCATCCCGCATGGAGTGGGGACGCCAATCTTCATTGGCCGTGCCGATCAGTTCTATTCCAGTCCTCCGAATGGTAGGCCTGCCAGTGCAATCGATGTGAGTCCATATATCGATGTCGTCGGCGGGAAAATCTATTTTGCTCAGGGCGATGCCGTACCTACAGGGGCGGCGAGATACTGGCAGATCCAAACCACGACACTCGGGGTCGGGCCTCTCGGTGTCCGTACCGTGACTTTCGACCCAACTTCATCGACCTAGGAGGCTTTCTTGGAAACCCCAATGTATCTCTATCACGATGGAGCCAGGATCAGCACCGAATCAGCACTCGGCAAAGAGCTTCTGAAGTGGGAGCGTAAGCCGGACTGGACTCCCGAGAAGTATCCATTCCCGAAGATGCTCTATAGGGCCGAGCATCGCAAGGACGGTAGACGATCGGTCGGAGAGGGAGACGATAACCTTTTCGGCGGGGCTCCTGGGGCCGCTGAGCAATGGTCCAGGCGGTGTCAGTTGACCGTCCATACCGAAGCCGAGATGACGAAGGCCATGGAGTCTGGATGGAGGGCTCACCCCCAGGAGGCCCTTGACTATCTGGAGACCCAGGACAACGCCAAGAGCAACCAAACCGCCGAGCGCCACTACATGGACGCCAGGATGAGCCAGGTTGCCCAGAGAGAGGCCGCTGCGGCCGATGTGATGGCCGGGCTCAAGCAGCTCCCCGAAGTTCCTGAGCAGCCAATCAGGCGCCGTGGCCGGAAACCTGGATCGAAGAACAAGCCCAAGACTACCGAGGCGTAGTCCGTGACCGTCACGGACCTCATTATAGCGTCCCTGACGGATATCGGGGTTCTTGCCGAGGGTGAAGTTCCGACCGCTGCCCAGGCTCAGCTAGGATTCGACAAGCTCAACCGGATGGTCGATCGCATGGCAGCGGATCGCCTGACGATTTACACCCTTCAGGGGACCGCATTCACCATCGTCCCGAACCAACCTAGCTACACTGTAGGGCCTACCGGGAACGTCAATGTTGTCCGGCCGATGTTCATGGAGTATGTATCATTCACGGATACGGCCACTACTCCGAACGTGACCTACATCCTGGACCCGTATACCGATGATGAAGCGGCTAGCGTGGCTGTACCGTCATTGACTAGTACCTACCCGCGATATTTTTGGTGGCAGCCGACCTACCCTATCGGTAAGTTGTGGCTTTATCCGATTCCGACGAGCACAACACTGATTGGAGCGATTTCGGTCCCTACCGCAGTACCACAGTTCGCGGCCCTGACTACTACGGTTGCGTTGCCTCCAGGATATGCGTCGATGCTGGTGAGCAACCTGGCCGTACATCTCTCGGGGCCATTCGGGGTTCAAGTACCGCCTTCAGTGGTCCTCGAGGCGCAGGAGAGCATGGCGCTCGTGAAGCGGAGCAACCAGACCCTACAGGATCTCTCGTTTGAGCCAATGGCGCTCATCGGGAACGGTGGAAACCAATACGACATCAGGGTCGGTTAAATGCTCCTGAATGGTTTCGTGGGCGGTAGCTACCAGAGCCAAAGCCCGCTAGCAGACTATGAACGCACGGTGAATTGGTATCCAGAGCAAATAGAGTCACCCTCCGCACCTACCCGACTGGCGCTCTACCCCACTCCAGGGATTCAGCAGATAACTACCGGAGTTCCATCCGGGCGAGCCTATGCACACTATGCCATGGAAGGCCGGGAGTTCGCAGTCATCGATACTACGTTCTGGGAGTTCGACCGCTACGGCGGAGCGACCAATCGCGGTACGGTAGCCCTCGGCTCACAGCCGGCTACGATCTGTAGCACCGGCAAGACGGGCGGCCAACTGATGATTACGGCCGGCCGGAACGTCTATATCTTCAACATCGCCAGCGCAGCTTTCGCTCGGGTCGCAGCCATGAACGGCTTGGCGACGATGGGCGATGAGATCGACGGCTACTTCCTGGTCCTTGATTCCAATACCGGTACGTTCTACTGGTCCAACCTGAACGATGGCTTGACTTGGCAACCTAGCGTCAACTTCGCCAACCGGAACAAGGCCCCGGATGGCTGGGTATCGATGAAGGTTGCTAGCGGACTCATCTGGTTGTTTGGAACAAGGAGTTCCGAGGTATGGTATGACGCTGGGACGTACCCAGCGCCATTCACTCCCTATGTCACTGAGCCTATCCCTTACGGCATCGCGGCACAGTTTGCTCCTGCGGTAGCCGATGGAGTGATCTATTGGATTTCGGCAACTCCGAATGGACGGTCAACGGTCTGTAAGTCCATTGGCCCTAACCATTCGGTAATCTCGACGTACGCTCTGTCCAATGCGATCCAGGGCTATTCACGCCGGAATGATGCTGTGGGGGATTGCTATACAAGTCTGGGGCATACGTTCTACCTGCTGAGCTTCCCGGAGGCCAATACCACGGTCTGCTATGACGCCAATACTTCACTCTGGCATGACCGCGGGACATGGATCAACGAGGAGAGCCGGTTTGTATCCTGGCGTCCCCGGTTCCATGGGCTAGCCTTCGATCAGCATCGGTGGCTCGATTCCGAAACGGGCGCTCTCTACTGGGCAGATGAATCCTTTACGGGCGATGTGGATGGGCGAGCTATCCGGAGAATCAGAACACCTCCGGCGATGTTCTCCCAGAATCAGCGGCTCTTTGTTAACTCATTTGAGCTCTATCCAGAGATCGGGCTCGGTAATGCAGTCGATCCGGCCAGCAATCCACAGATCATGATTCGTATCTCCAAGGACGGCGGAAAGACTTGGGGTAATGAGCGGTGGAAATCCGCTGGGAAGGCTGGGGAATACTCCACTCGATGTCGCTGGGATCGTTGCGGACAGGGACGACGGATGGTGTTTGAGATTTCGGTTAGTGATGGAATCCCTTGGAGGATACTCGGGGCTTCGGTTAGTCTCGCGCAGCCTCCGGCCGGGATCTCTCAACTAGCTCTGGCCCAGGGGACGCTATGAACCCAGTTCCGCCTCCTGGTGGGCCGCTCGTTCAGCCGACTACAGGGGCGGCTTCGCGGTATTGGGTTCAATGGTGGACCGATCTCCGGCAGATGGCTACCGATAGTCCTCGGGTAGTGGTGTCTCCGGTGTCCTTGACGGGACAGGGTTCCTCGATTGCTACCACGAATATATCTCCCGGCCAGGTCGCAGCGGGCCTTTACAGGCTCAGCTACTATGCGCGTGTGACTGTGGCCGCGCTCGTTTCGAGCAGCCTGGTTACCACTCTCGGGTGGACAGATCATGGACAGGCGCTTACTGTTTCTGGGCCTGGACTGACCGCGAATGACGTGACCATTCCGGAAACGCTGACGGTCATGGCGTACTTGGATGCTCTGACTCCTATCACCTATGAGACGTCCTATGCCTCTGTCGGAGCGGTCACCATGGTCTATGAGCTTTATGTAACCCTCGAAAGCGTTGCGATATGAGCCTCATGGCGCGGGTCCTACCTCCCGAGGAATGGCCAAGGCTCAATGGCACCGAGGCCGAGCTTCTATGGCCTCACATGAACCCTGAACAGACACGGGTACTCGTGGTGGAGGATGAGGGCAGGATCGTTGCTACCTGGACTCTGCTAAGGGTTGTACATGCGGAGTGTTTGTGGGTTGCTCCTGGTCATCGTGGTATCTTTGGAGTTGCAAAAAGGCTCTTAGATCTGATGAAGAAGGAAGCATCCGCCTGGAATGTTGCCGCGGTGATGACTGGCTCCCTGACACCGCATGTCACCGGGTTGATACAGCGGTTCGGGGGGGTTCCTGTGCCATTTGAGTCGTTCATTTTGCCTGTCAATGGGTTGACCCGCAAGGAGCCTGTAGCAGTTGGGGGGGTTGTATGCCAGCAGTAATTCCGTTCATCCCGCTGATTGCTGCTGGTATTGCTGGGACCGGTGCGGTAGTTGCTTCGAAGATCAGTTCTGATACACAGGCGAATACTGCCAGCCAGGCCCTGGATTTTGCCAAGCAGCAGGAAGCGCAACGCCGGAGGGAATGGGATATCCAGACAGCAGCCGCTAAGAAGCAATGGGATACCCAGCAGGCCAACTTGGCTCCCTATCGCGCCGCGCGGCTCCAGATTCTTCGGAAGCATGGCATTGATGTACCCGAAGCGGCTCCTACGCCTCCGGACTATAGCGGGGGGCCTCCTCCGGGCTGGAAACCGGGTGATCCGATTCCAGGCGCGGCATCCGCGCCCTCGAAGCCTGCGGGCGGCGGGGCGGGCTCATGGCTTGCGGCTGGGGCTTCTGGGTTTGCACCCTTGGGTGCGGCACTCACGGCAGCGCAGCCCAGCCCCTATACGACCACTGGGGGGCCCTATACGACCACCACAGCGGGGGTGCCGGGTGGTCCTGCCGGGCCTCCCTCGTCGCTAATGAATCCTGCCGATACGGGGATCATTTCGCCCGCGAACCCTTCCAACTGGTCTGATTGGTCGAACTACTACGGTACTCCGGGACAGACCTACCAGGGGGAATGATGTCCACTCCCGCTTTTGATCCCCGCGGCTATAACCCTTTCGGCCAAGACCCGGCATTCGGACAGGTCATTGATCGGGCACCGCAGCAATATGGTCAGGTGATTGATCGAGGACCCCAACGATATGGCCAGGTCATAGATCGTACCCGGGCATTCGATCAGGATCCAACATCTTATGTTTTCGGACAGCCCGGACAGGGTTTCGCTCCGGCGGCCGATCCTCGAGCTGGGGTCATGCCCGGACCTAATATCGCAGCCAATCCTGGCGGTGATCCCGGTGGTCATCCTGGGGGCACCAATCCCGGGGCACCTCCCGCAGTTCCGCCGCCGGCAGTTAATCCATTCGAGGACTGGTACAAGAACACTATCCTTGCCCATCCCGAGAAATACGATACCGGGATTTCGGAAGCTCAATGGAAGGCATGGTTTCCACTCTGGACTGGCAGTGGGTTCAAGTCGAGCAAGGTAGACCAGAACGGGAACCCGATTCCTGGTGTGTTCGATAAACCCGATGACTGCCCTCCTGGAATGGCTGCATTCGGACAGAACCAATGCCGGCCGGCTGGAGCAACCGGAGGTGGGGGCGCCGGAACGTCCCCCAGTGGTGGTGGAGCCGGAGGAAACTCGCTCACTACTTACCCGACGATCAACTGGCCGACGATGCCGACCTTCACCCCTCCCACTGGTGCTACCGAAGTCAATGATCCGGGATATCAATTCAGGCTCGATCAGGGACAGGCGGCGCTTGCAGCTAGTGCAGCGGCAAAAGGAACGCTGAACAGCGGCGGGACTCTCCTTGGGGCACAGAAGTTTGGTCAGGACTATGCGTCCGGTGAGTTCGACAAGGTATTCCAACGAGCCAAGGACGAATATGCTCCTAAACTTGCTCAATGGCAGATTCAGGCCCAGGCAGCGAAGGAACAGGCCAGTGCCGTCTATCAACGGATGTGGGACGAATACACGTTTGGTAACCTGAGTGCTGCGCAGAAGGCACAGCTACAAGCCCAGATGGCGGCATTGCAAGCCCAGATCGACGCCATGATCCTCAACGCTTCGACTCCATAGATGGGCGGCAACCTTCCGTTCGTCCCTGGGGTATACCAGCCGAACACGACCATTGCCGAGTTGATCCTGCGGGCTGGACAGGAACGGGCACGTGGTCAACAGCAACTTGGCCAGACCATCTCGGATGCTGTGCGGAATATCGGTGATACGGCACAGCAGGGCTTTGCGCAGCGCCAGCGGATGCAGAACGAGCAGAAGATCCAAGGGGCTGTGTCTGGTGGATTGGCTTCGCCGGATAGCTTCGAGGCTGCATTACAGGCATTGCCTCCGGAGATCCGTAGTCAGGCGCGGAAGGAATATACAGATGCGAGCGATGCCGCCGCAAGGATCGCGGAACGGCATGCAAAGACTGCACAGGAGAAGGCCCTGACGCTGAAAGCACAACAGCAACTCCAACAACAGAACATCGATGATATGGGGACGATCGCTTTCCGTGCGCAGAGCCATGCGAGCGATCCCGATGGTGGCCTTAGCGCGATGCTCGGTGCTCAACATGCGCTCAAGGCGAATCGCGTGCAGGGCGTCGAAAACTTCGATGGGCCACTTCAGCAATTGACCGATAGTTGGCAGAAAGCGGTAGCCAGCAATGATCCGGCGCAGATTACAGCGGCGGCGGAACAAAATCGCGCGGCCGGAAACGCTGTGTTCGGTCATATTCTGATGAACGTAAGCACGGAGCACATGCAAAAGCTCCTGAATGAACAGACGAAGCCGCTTACGCTCCATGAAGGTGACATAGCCTATGATCCGATCACCCATCAGAAACTAATGGAGGGTGGGCCAAGGCCCAAGACGCTCGATCAGCAGATAGCCGAGGCTCCGCTCGGCTCGGCTGTTTCCAATGAAGCTCTCCAAAAGAAGGCTGCAGTAGCCGCCGCGGGTCAGACCGATAGTGTCCCAACTCTAACTCCAGCCGGAATGGATATAGCCGCCGAGATGTTCGCCAAGACTGGCACGTTGCCGCCGATGGGAATGGGCAAGGCCGGAGCGACAGTCAGGCAAGCGATCATCAATCGCGCTGCCGTGCTCCATCCCGGACTAGATGTTGCCGGAGCCAAGGCCGGCTATGGTGCCGATACGGAGTCCATGAAGGCGCTTCAGAAACAGACCGATGCGGTGACAGCGTTCGAGAGCACAGCAAGCAAGAACGCGGCCCTTCTGAATGACGTGATGAAAACCGTCCCAGACCTCGGGAGCAAGCTCCTCAACAGACCGCTCCGGGCCTTGGCTGGGAGCATGGGCTCGGAGGACATTGCGAAGCTCGACGCTATCCGACAATCGGTAGCGAACGAGTATTCCAGGATCATCAGCAATCCGAACTTGGTCGGAACCCTGTCCGATACCGCCCGGAAAGAGGGCGACGCTTTACTCTCTGCGGGGGCGACGGTAGGGCAGATCAAGGCGGCTCTGGCAACGCTGGCTAGCGAAGCTCACAACCGAAAGACGAGTTATCAGGAGCAGCTCGACGCTATCAAGAAACGGGTTAGCGGTCAGGGGGCTACGGCTGCTCCAGGAGCGGGCGCATTCAAGGTCGGAGGCTACACCGTCGAGGTGATTCAGTAATGCCTACGTATCGAATCACTACTCCGGGAGGGTTGAGGCTCAATGTCACCGGGGACGCGCCCCCGTCACAAGAGGATCTCAACCAGATTTTCCTTAAGGTCGGAGCCGACCAGAGCATCGCTGGGGCCGAGGCCGGCAGGGAAGCGCGAAACAATGCCCCGACAGCGGATGGTATACCTATCTGGCCCATGCGCGGTGAAGATGGGGAACAGATCACCCCAGAAGTAGCAACTCAGAAGGCTATGGCGGGCCTCGCAGTTCCTGTATTGGTCGGCGGACTTGAGACCATCCCTACAACTGTTGCCGGAGCGGGGAGGTTGGCCCTCGGCTTCGCCGGGGCTGAAATGGGATCGCGTTATGGTGCGCCGCTGGCGGCCAAGGTTGGGCTGCCGCCCGAGGCCGGGGCGGTTGTTGGAGGACTAGTCGGCGCGATAGCTCCCGAGGCTGCCCTAGCGAGAATGGCCGGCCGAGCAGGAGTCAGCATGGCCCTTTCCGCCCGCCTGGCCCATACGCTCAATCGGGAGGCCCCGGAAGCGGTAGCAGCAGCCGGGAAGGTGCTCCAGTTCGGCCGGGCCTCGTCCAGCTTGCCTTCTGAGATGGCTGCTGCGCTGCCCAGGACGGCTCAGGGCACGACAGCGGCGGCACGGGCATTGGAGGGGGCGGGACTGAGCCCGGAGCTCGCCACAGCCGAAGCGGCGAAGATGGGAGCGGCTACCGGGGAGGTGGCTGACAACCTGCCCGGGGTGATGACGCCGGCCGGCGGGACTGCGGCGGTCAAAATGCCCGCGATAACCTTGGCCGAGGACATTCAGGCCCAAGTGGCGAAGCTGAGGGCCTCCGGGCTCAGTAAGGCTCAGATCACGGCTGCTGTTCGGGAGAAGCACAACCTTGAGGCAGAAGCGGCCGGTAAGGTTGTCGATACGATCTTTGAGCATTCCGGGTCTCGTCAGGCTGCAACTGCGGAG